TATTGATTTTTAATTTCTTCATTCCAACTAGGATCAGTAGTATTTGTAGTATAATTATTTGTATCATTTCTTATCATAATTTCATTATATTTTTCTAATATATCTGGTTCAGGAATATATCTAACTTGACATATTTCTATTAATGGTCTACATGTTATTTCAATTCTTAAATTTTGTTTATCAAAACTAGTTAAAGGTATTGGTAATTTATTATTTAATGTTGAAAATATATTTAAAGGAATATAGATTTTTTTACTTCTTATAGAAGGTTCAGGACCAATTGGTAACCAATCTTTATTATAGATTGCGTTTGGATAATTATTATTTCTACCAGCATAATTTCCTGGATCATTTAAATCTTTTGTATTACCAGTCATTTCATAATATAATTTTTTTTTAGCTTCACTAAAATCTCGTTCTACTGAATTATATAAATATTGTCCAGTAAATTCTTGTATTAATACACCTCCTATAAAGAATTTTACATTTCTAATTATTTGACTACCTAAATTATCTATCCATTTAAATTCATAAGGAAATATATTTCTTTTTATATTAGAATAATATTTTATACCATTAGCATCGTGTACATAATTTTTAGGTTCTGGATAAAATTCAGCAATAGGACTCCATATATTAGGTAATGTAACAACAAAATATGTATCTAACAATAAATCACCATATTGAGATATTTTAAACTTAAATTTACTATCATTTAAATTATTTAACTTATTATTACCATTTAAATCAACTCTAATTTTTTCCATACCAAAATTTGTATATTTTGAATATTTGGTTGAAAAAAAACTTTTTTTTGGATTACCATTTAAAAATATATTTTTATTTCCTTCTGATACTAAATTTAATAAACCTCCTCCCATTAATATATTAAATTATTTAATATATTAACTTTAATATATTATCTTGAAAATACTAAACTTGCTATTCCTCCACTAAATTTTAATATATTATATCTTTCTTCCATAATATGTAAATTATAATTATAATCAAACATTTTCCAGGTAGGTTTTCTAATACCTATTATATTTCCACACATATCTAATATATTTTGAACTTTTACAAATTTATTTTGTGGTGGTAATATAGTCTCTATTTCAAATTGTACCAAATTAAATTTAGATAAGTTAATTGCTCCTGATGGTTGATATTTAAAAGGATTTGAATCTAAAGTAAAATTGTAACAATATAGTCCATCTTTAGAAGAACCACTTGTTCTAGTATATTTTTCTATATAATTTGTTATTCCAGAATCCATTAATTCTTCACGATATTTACCATTTAATAGTAATCCCCATTTTTTCATTATAAATTTTTCATTTTCTATATGTAGTGGTCCTGATATTAGATATGGTTTAGGTAACTTAGAATAATTTAATTTAAGATTGCTTGAATTAGCATTTCCATTAATTCTTTGTTCAACTGAACTTAAATCATTATTAAAACTGATATCTATATAATATAAACTAAAATTAGCTAATGTAGAAATATCCCAATTAGCTAGATTATTAGTATTAATTAAAGTATTACTTTTTTCATAAATTCTATCTATTATATCAGTATTTTTATAAAGTGATGTAAAATTAGTTATTCCTTTAAATGGTATAGTATTATATTCCCAATTTGTATAATTTGACCATTGATTTCTTAAATTAACATCGCTTCTTTGAAAATACCACATCCATGAAGAAACTAATCCTTGTGTTGTTAGTTTTATTAAATTAGGTCCCGTTATATTATAATATGTATTTTCATATACTTCTTTTATTAAATAATTTTGTTCTTTTTCAGCAAAATATCTTCTTTCTTCATCAGTTAAAAATACAAAATTACCTAGTAAATGTATATCTGAATTCCATTCAGAATTAACTGATTGATATAAATTAACATCTTCTTCTAAACTTATAGTGCCATTTTTATGTCTATTATCTTCAATTAATACAGATGATGAATCTAGAACCCCATTCAAATTAATATAATGAATATTCATAGATTGATCATTTCTTTCTGGTGATATAGGTGGATTTAAAAATCTAAATATTTGATAATATTCATTTAACTGATTAGGTTGAACATATTTACCAATATTTTTTGTTTCTTCTAATTTAGTTATAAATTCATCTTCAGATATATATCCACTAACATCTGTTTTTGTATACATTCTTATTTCTAATTCATTAAATATTTTAGCAATTTCTATTGTTGGTTGATATCTAACAACAAATAATTCCTGAATAGGACGACAAGTTACTTCTATATTTAATACATTATATTGTAATGAAATTAAAGGAAATGCTAATTTACTATTTAATGTTGACCAAATATTTAATGGAACATAAATTTTTTTACCACGTATAGACGGTTCTGGACCAAAAATATGTGAATTATTTGAAACATTTTCATTATTTTCATCGTTTTTTATGAATATTGCATTCGGATAATTATTAATTCTACCACCATAATTAGCTGGATCATTTAAATCACTTGTATTTCCTGTCATTTCATTAAATAATTTTTTCTTTTCTTCACTAAAATCACGCTGTACCATATTATAAAGATATTCTCCAGTAAATTCTTGTATAATTGTTCCATCTATTGAATATTTTATAGAACGTATCATTTGAGAACCTAAATTTTCTATCCATTTAAATTCATATGGCCATAAATTTCTTGTTATTGAACAAAATTTATCTGCTTGTAATGTATCACTAATATCTGTTTGAAATGGAGGAAAAAATTCTCTAATAGGACTCCATATATTAGGTAATGTAACAACAAAATATGTATCCATTAATAAATCTGCATATCTAGGAATATTAAATGAAAATATAGAGTCTTGTGTGTTTCTTAATTTTCTAATACCTTCATAATCAATACGAAATTTTTGCATACCAAAATTAGTATATTTAGAATATGTAGTTGAAAAAAATGTTTTTTTAGGATTACCTGTTAATATATTGTTTAAATTACCTTCAGATGCTAAATTTAATAATCCACCTGGCATTATATATTAATCATATATATATAAGTAAATTTAAGTATTTATTTATAATATTAATATATAATGACTGATAAAGGAAATCCACTCAATAAATTACCTGATATAAAAAAAAAGTTTGAAAAATTTACAAATAATATTGATCAAACTTATTTTATTAAAACATTATCTATTTTATTTATTATAATTATATTAATAAGTATAATTTATTATATTTATTATAAATTGACTTTAGATCAACGTAATTGTAATTATATTAATAGTATTTATCAAAATACACCACCTTTAACATCTATAACTAATGATAATAATAGTAATACATATAGATTACGGGATTTTTATGTTAAATCAGCATATAATTGTTGTTCACCAGGTAATTTTAAAAATGATTTTGTTAATTTATGTTCTTTATTAGTATGTCTTAAACAAGGTGTGCGTTTTCTTGATTTTGAAATTTATTCCATAAACAATCAACCAGTAGTAGCTACCTCTTCTGTTTTAGATTATAGTATAAAAGAAACTTATAATTATATATCTATAAATGATGTTTTAAATTTTATAAATAATAATGCATTTTCAGGTGGTATATGTCCCAATTATAATGATCCTATAATTTTACATTTTAGAATCATGAGTAATAATTGTAAAATGTATAATAATTTTGCTAAAATTATTGTTAATAATAGTATTTTTAATTCTCGAACTTTAGGTAAAAACTATAGTTATGAATTCAGTAATGACTCAGAGTTAGCTCTTAATATTGGAGCTATTCCAATAATTGCATTTCAAAATAAAATTATTATATCAGTTGATGCTAGTAATCCACTATATCAAGATACAGATCTACATGAATTTATTAATATTACTAGTAATTCAATGTTTTTACACTTATATAGATATTCAGATGTTTTATATACACAAGATTTAACCATAAGTGATTATAATAAAAAAAATATGTCTATTGTTTTACCAGATGTGCAAGCAAATAATTATAATCCAGATTTTAATATTTCAAAAACATATGGTTGTCAATTTATTGCTATGTCATATCAAAATTTTGATACTAATTTAGAATTATATAATGAATTTTTTGATTCTAATAGATCGGCATTTGTACTTAAACCTAAAAATTTAAGATATATACCAGTAACAATAGAAGAGCCACCACCACAGGATTCTACTTTATCGTATGCACCACAAACAGTAGAAACTATTGGACCTACCGAAACTATATAATTATTATTTTTAAATTTTTTTTATATTTTTATATATTAATGAGTAATAAATATAATAATTATTTAATAGATAAAGAATTAGATATATTAAGAAATGCATTAGATAAGGCAGATGAAAAAAATTTAAAAAAAATAATTAATTCACCTGAAATAAAAAAAATTTTTAAAATTGTTGAAGAATTTATTCAAGAAAAAAATTTAATTTGTTATGGTGGTACTGCTATTAATAATATTTTACCAGAATACGACCAATTTTATAATAAAAATACACAAATACCAGATTATGATTTTTTTTCAAGAAATGCATTAGAAGATGCTAAAAAATTAGCAGATATGTATTATAAATCTGGATTTATTGATGTCGAAGCTAAATCTGGAATTCATTTTGGTACTTACAAAGTATATGTTAACTTTATACCAGTTGCAGATATTACCCAAATTGATAATGAAATATTTAATAATTTAAAAAAAGATGCTATTATTATAAATAAAATACATTATGCTCCTCCTAATTACTTAAAAATGGCTTCTTATCTAGAATTATCTAGACCTGCCGGTGATATATCAAGATGGGAGAAAGTATTAAAAAGACTAATGTTATTAAATAAACATTATCCTACAAATGGTCATAATTGTTTTAGTATTTTAAAAAAAGATAATGATATTGATATACATTTATCAGAAATTATTAAGAATATAATTATTAAAGAAAAGTTAATATTTTTTGGGGGATATGCGTTACAAGAATATAGTAATTATTTATCCAGTAACGAAAAAAAAATATTAATGAATAATTCTATTTACGATATTCTCTCTAATAATCCAAAAAAAAGTACAAATAATATTATTAATACATTAAAATCATTTAATATTACAAATATTAATTTTGAAAAATGTGAAGCAATTGGTGAAATTATACCAATACATTATATTATAAAAAAAGATAATAAACCAATATTATTTATATATCAAACTATCGCGTGTCATAGTTATAATAAAATTAAAAGTAATAATAAATTTATTAATATAGCTACTATAGATACAATATTAAGTTTTTATTTAGCTTTTTTATATAGTAATAAAGATTATCATAACAATGATAGATTATTATGTATAGCAGAATATTTATTTAAAGTTCAAGTAAGAAATAAATTTAAACAAAAGGGGGTTTTAAAACGATTTAGTATTAAATGTTATGGTAAACAAGATACATTAATTAATATAAGAGCAAAAAAAGCAAAAAAATTTAAAGAATTAAAGAGTAAAAAAAATAGTAAAGAATATCAAAAATATTTTTTAAGATATATACCTGATAATAAAAAAACAAAAAAAACTAAAAAAAGTAAAAAAAACTAATTAAATATATAATTTAAATCTGTTTTATATCAACATTCATATTTTTACAATACATATTTACATTTTCATCATTATTATAATCATTTATGTAATATATATTTTTTATACCTGATGCTAATAACATTTTACAACAAGTTAAACATGGGTAATGTGATATATATGCATCCGATTCGTTACAAGTTACACCTCTTTTTGCACAATCAATTATTGCATTTTGTTCTGCATGTATTGTAGCCATTTCATGACCATTTATTATTAATGAATCATGTGGTAATCCAGGTAAAAATCCATTATAACCTTGAGAAATTATTCTATTATTTTTAATTAATAAACAACCTACATGTAATTTTTTACATGACGAACGTTTAGCTGTAATCTGAACAATTTCTTTAAAATATTCATTCCATGTCGGTCTTTCATTATTTATATTATTATTCATATTAATATAAATGATAATATAAATTTTATATTTTTATTTATATATATATATATGCTTAACTCAAATACTAAAAAATATCATAAAATATTAAATAAAAAATCAAGAAA